TTACCTGGGCTGGTATTTCTCTAGCAACAGCTCGTAAACTTTCTGCCGCGCCTCGTCCAGCGTCTCGCAAATCTCAGCTAGCTGCCCTGCGTAGAAGCTTCGAACGCATCCTTCTAATTCTTGCAGTTGCACATCGCTGAGAGGTTGAGAAAACGAGAAGGGGATATTTACCTCTTGTGGCGCCTGAAGCGCAGCCATGGTCTTTGAAAGCTCATCAAGCAATGCTTCGGCCCACTCGCCGTGATAGCCCATGTCATCGAACACTTTTCGCCACTCACGGCGTTGTTCTCGCTGCGCGCGATCAAGGCCATTTGGTAGCTGGGTTATCTTAGCCATAAGCCTCCTTGCGTTATCGTCCGAATCTGGCGTTCACCATGCGTTGCTTCCTCGCCATATCTTCCATCATCTGGTTAGAGGTGCGCCTGTCGATAGTACCATTGACGTGGTTGTGCAAATGCATATCGCCGATTACGCTTCGCCCGGCGCTCTGGCGCTGGACATCATTGAGTACATTGTCAAGCTTTACGCTCGTCTCTGCCGTAGTGACGCGCTCTCCCTTCTCGAGCAGCCATGTTCCCGTTTTCGGCACAAAGTCGATACCGTCGTGAGCCATGCCGGTCATGCTGACGTTACCGATCGCGGCGGCTTGCGCGACCTGAGCCGCCGCGGCTGCCACACCTGCGGCCGGGGCGAGAGCGGGCCCGACAATCGGAATACCCACAACAGCGGCAAACGCATCAGAGTAGGACTTCGGCACATTCATTAGCGCCTTGCCGATCGCGTAGGCCTTTTCTACAGCGAACGCCGCTTGGTACAGCTTGGAGTTTTCCCCGAAGAAAACCCTTGCGGCGTCTGCCATATGGCCAAACGCTTCTTCACCAGCAGCCATCTGGACAACTCGCCGGGCCTGCTCAATGTCCGCCAGCTTGTCTTCATGCTCTTGCTTGAGCGCTAATTCTTCTTCATCCCATGTGGCGTTCAGATCTGAGCGCTCTGATCGAAATTCTTCAAGTATCTCAAGCTGCGTGGAATACCACTCGGAAAGCTTTTCTTCGGCATCATCGATCTTCAGCAGCTCGCCCATCGGACCGGCGACTGTTGCATCCAGTCCGCCGAACTCCGGTGCCTCATCTGTAGCGGCTCCCGCGATTCGGCCTGCCGTATCGTTGCGCTGGTTTTCGGTCAGCCCCGACATGGCATCGAGCACCGCCAGGCGCTCGCGCATCTGATCGGTTAGAACCTCCTCGTCGGTGCGCAGATCCTTGAGAAGGTCGGCGTATCCTTTCTGCGCTTCCTTCGAGAGCTCAAGATTGGCGACTGTCTCAAGGTGTGCGCGGGCGAGTTTTAGCTGCGTATCCGATGCCCCGTCAGCCTCGAGATTCCAGAGCTTGACCGCATCAGCGTCCATGCCCCAGGTTGCAGCGGCGCGCTCCAGGGCGCTTATTTGCTTCTGGATCGCTTCTGTCTGCTTGCCGTTGTCCTCATCATCGCGTGCCCTCGTACCGCCCGCGCTTGCGAGCCTTCTAGCTGCAATGACTGCTTCAGCGGCGGCCTGGCCTGCTACCTGGGCGTCAGCAACGAACTGCTTGAACGCTTGGCCGGCTAGTGGTTTGTTCAGCGTATCAGTGATGTCCTCTTGCGCTGCGGCAATTGCGCCTTCTGCAATGGAGAGATCCGACTTTATCCGCGACCCAGCACCGGTCATCTCGTAAGGATCTAGATCAATGCCAGGTATCTTGCTGAGTATTTCTAGCAGGACGTTAGCCGCTTCGATTGGCCCGTTATAGAACGTATCGGCCATGCCCAGAAGTTTGCTGTTGATTTGCAAGATGTTCAGTGCAATCAGCTTGCCTGATATCGAAAAGACGCGGCCCACACCGTCTCCAGCATCCATCACGAACGCCAAACCGGTGACTGCCTTATCAACAGCATCCCGCACAGCTTCGCCCATGCCGCCAGCCTCTTCGGCATTGCGCAGGAACTCGTCGCCGATAGCGCGCAAGATTGGCGCAAGCTCAACAGTTAGTTGCTGCGATAGACCGGTAGTCGCGCTGCCGAGTGTAGACATGGCATCGTTTGCCATCTCAACTTTCGCGGCATCCACGTCCGACAGGTTGAGCCCGAAGATTTCTATTTGCCGCGCTGCTTCGGCAATGGTGTCGGGGTCGAGCATCTGCATTGTGATAGCGCCTTCCTCACCGAATATCTTTCCGGCTACTGCGGCGCGCTCTGATGCCTGTACGTTCTCGCGTAATGCTTTGTTGATTGCCCCGATGCGCTGATCCAACGGAAGGTCGGCGATTGCCTGAGCGCTAAGGTGTAGGCGGTCAAAGGCTTCCTTCTGTGCAACGGTGCCTTGAATGGCCTGGCCTAGCCGCTGCTCCAATCCTTTACTGGCGGTCTCGATCTGGCCCATGCTGACGCCGGCAAGCTCACCGGCCCGGGCCAGAGTGGACAGGCTTTCGTATGATGTGCGCATACGCTGCGCCATCTTCGCCTGCTGGTCGATCAGATCGCGCTGCTTGTTGACGACCAGCACCAGTGCGGTTGCCGCTGCCGCAGCGCCTGCTGTCAGTGCAACGCCCATAGCCTTGCCGGTCGCTTTTACGTCCTTCTCGACCTGCTTACGCCACTTGGCCGACTGCCGCTCGGCCTTATCCATGCCAGCGACAAAGCCCCCAGTGCGGGCGATCAGGTCAAGCGTTAATGTGCCCAGCGATTTACTGGCCATATGATTTCCTCAAGGCAATAAAAAACCGCCCGGAGGCGGTCTGTTTGGCAAGGGCTGGCCTGAACTTCGCTATGCCTGATCCCATTGCTTCAGCTCGTCGAGAGTCAGAATCGGCTGGTCGTGATACGGCGCGAAGTCGTGCAGACCATAGCCGCCGTTCTTCGACTTGCTGTTGGCGTATAGCGTTGCAAGTAAGGCCGACCCACGTTCAACGCGCAGTCCCAGGTTCAGACTGCCGCGCTTGGCGCGGTACTTGGCCCACTGGACGAACTCCGGATAACTGATAGTCTGCTGCGCTTCGGCAATGGTCTTGCCGCCTATACCGCACATAACCAGCTCATGCCAGAGTTCGTCCTCGTCGGTCAGCCCCGTGTCTTTCCCATGCCGTTCACTTCGCCAATGACGGCGAGCAATGCCATGGTAAGGCCGCCATCCAGCGGGCCGCGTTCCGGGTCAGCCTCGCCGGTAATGTCAGCAGCGGTAAACACAGCCTCGCCCTTCTCGTCACAGATGCACGCGGCAATCCGCCCGGCAATAGGGTCGCCTTTGCTGCCCGCGGCGAACAGGTCAGACACGGCTGAGCGGTACGACAGCGGACGGACGTAGACAGTAGCGGTGTTCTCCTTGTCGCCCTGCTTCCACGTAATTTCACGTTCAACGGGAGCGCCGGTGAAGGCGCCTGCTTGTTTCAGAGAGTCGATAGATAGCTGCATGGTCAAGCCGCCTTCATCGTCAGGCCGGCTGCGCCGGAGCGTTGAATGGTCACAGCCGAGGTCACGACGGCGTTGGCAGCCATGTCGAATGGCACGTCAGACAGATAGCCCTCAAACGTGTACCAAGTGCGGGCAGTAGAGAGCACGAAGTCATAGCCGCCTATTGCTACGGTCGGCGCTTCGGTGCCGTCAGACCATCCCAGCGCCCATTTCAGAGTCGGCGCCGGGTTCATCTGGCTCAGTTCAAACATGCGAATGTGAGCGGCCTCGGACGGGTCGAAGTTGACGGTCAGCGAGGCTTGGCCAGGAGTGCGAAGCCCCGCCCTGTAACGGCGGCTGTCGCGGTCTTCGAGCGTGGTGACTTCGATCTGGTCGGCAGGGTTGCCGCCTGGGGTGAAGGCGGTCGCGCTGGGCACGGTCAGCACTTCAAAAATGCTCGGGTCAGCTTTGGTCGGAGCCAGCACGTAGACCTGCGAGCCTTGGGACAGAATAGCCATGGGGTGTTTCTCCAGTACGGGTTTTGGGACAAAAAAACCCGCACGAGGCGGGCTGTTAGGGTTGCTAGGTTCAGCGTGGAACAAGCCAGTCGATATCGAAGCTGATGCGCTTGTTCTTTGTTACGGGGTCGGTTTGCTGTCCGCCCCAACGGGTGATGTTCGCGTGCAACTCGATAGCGTCGCGGATTACCGTCGCGGCGGTGGTGGTTGACGAGCCGGTCTTGCCATATACATCGACTTGGATCGTGAAGGCGTCCACGTCAGGGCGGCCGGCTAGATAGCTTTCCGGCGTGCCGCCAATTACTTGCCAGACGGCATACGGATAGGCCGGGCGTTCCGGTATCTCGCCCCACTGGAACAGGCGTAGGGGCTGCGCTCCCAATACCAGCGTGACAGCTGCGTCAGCTGCGCACACGGCGTGAATAGGTGGTGTCATGCTCGTTGTCCCTTCTTCGCGGCCGACTTGATCGCTCGGTCGATAGCTTTCTCGTATTCGGTGACGAACGTGTTGGTGGCTTCGTCTATGCTGCTTTCCAGCGCGCTACGCATGAACGGGTTGGGGCTGACGCCCTCCCTGCCGAGCTCGATCAGACGCCAATGCGGCGTAGGCCCGTTTAGCCCGGGGTCAGGGTTGCCTTTTTCCTCGATCACTGCGCCGTGCTGCACGCCTACTCGGAAGCTTGGGTCTCCAGTGCGTTTGAACAGCCGGCCATTCCAGCGCATACCGATATTGGCTGAGATGCTGCGCCCGGTGGCTTTGTCGTCCAGAGCTGCGGCGTTCTGCTTGGCCTTCGCCTCGACGACCTGAGCCGCCTTGCGTAGAGCAGCACGTCCGCCTTTGCGCTTGGTCTCATAGCTGATCGCCTCCAATTTCCCCAGCAGGGAATCCAGACCGCCAATCGCGAATTCAATACCGTCAGCCATCGTTCACGCCCTCGCTGCAGGGCAGAGTCAGCCAGGCCCGTCCTGAGTCCGGGTCAGGCAATACGCCTTCGATGTTGTAAATCCGGTCGTTGTGCAGGATCCGCATGGAGGCCGTCACGCCTTCCCGGTACCGAATGGTGATGCGCGCCGACACTTCCGATTGAACAGCCTGGGAGGCGACGAACTCTTTCGCACTCAGCGGCTCGATGGCAGCCGGCACCTTGTCCCATACCGTCGACCAGACAATGTTCATATCGGTGGTCTCTGGATCTCGCTCATAGTCCGGACGCTGAATCGTGATCCGGTGCCGCAGCACGCCCGCTGAAATGTTCATGCGAATGTCGGCTCCCTCAGGCGATCCAGCAGCCGCACAACACTTAGGGAAAGCGGGTCGGCAGCGGCTTCACGGTTCTTGAATATCTCGCCCAGTACCAGCTTCACCGCCACTGATACAGGCCCGGGCACGTTGATGGGCAGTCCTGCTTCGTCCTGCCATTCGATGGCCGGCTTTTTCAGGTAGTCCAGGACGAGCAGGGAGGCCTCAGTCGCTAGCTGGGTTATTTCCGCGTCAGCGTCGTTGTGATCCATTTGCAGATGGGCCTTGGCGGCCTCGATAGTGATTAACATCAGGACGCCTCCACAGCAGGTTTCACAGCAAGCGGACTGCTCTGGTCGCGCGCATGGAGCGCACCCAAGGAGAAGTTTTGCTGTTGCAGGTAAGGGGTGTCGCCACCGATAACCGGGGGCAGATCGACCCGGCGCCTGGCTTCGTTGGGAGTCATCCAGCCGCCGCCAACCGCATCGTTGTTGGCCTTGTACAGGGTCGCGGTGTCCATGCGCAGCAGGCCGTCCAGATCAAACTCCGTGCCGTAGGGGTCGGGCAGCTCAAGGCCTTCATCCAGGCACAGCTCCAAGCTTTCCAGCAGGCTCTGCACGCAGTCGGAGTAATAGACTTGGTTCAGGATCTCGGCGTTGCTGTGAGTCGGCGCCTGGCCAACTCCGGCTTTATATCCCGGAACATGAAACACCGAACAAACTGTCTCGGCAGACCAGCGCAACTGCTCGATCAGCTGCGAATCAGCCGCGCTCATCACCATTGGCTCGTAAGTCAGGCCATCGCCCAGCACTGCCACGCGGCCGGAGTTCTCGCCGGTGTAATTGGCTTCCCAGTGTGTCTTCAGTCGGGCGGCTGTCTCGTCACCGATAGAGTTCGGAGCGGTTAAAACTCCTCCGGGGCGGCTGCCGTTCTGGAAGAACCGGGCCGAACTGGTCTGAATGGCGTTCCCCTGCATCGCAGCCAGGCCGCAAGCGTAGATAGGGGAGAGCCCAACCAACGGATGAAACAGGCAGTTTATGCGGTCGTGGATGATGTCACGCGCAGGAACAATCAGATCCCCTTCAAGCAGCGAAAGATTGTCAGTCTTGAGCTGGTAATACACGCTGCCATCGTCGCCAACCAAAGTCGTCACGCGGCGGGGGTTGAGTACATACAGCGCTGTTACTAGGCCGCGATTGTCTCGCTGCTTTAGCACGTAGGTGTTGCCGTGGCACAGCTTCGAGATGATCCAGGTTTCGAAGAATTGAATGCGGTTCTGGAAGTGGTTCGGCTTGCGCAGCACGGCCGAGAAGTCGGCGTTCCGTGCTTCCGCCCAGATCCCATCGTCGGTCAGTTTGACCAACCGCACGCGTAGCTTGGCCACGTCTGCGGCGATCAGCGTCACGCACGAGAACACAGCGGAGAATGCCAGAACCGTGTCGTGGTTGATTTCAACGCTTTGCTGCCAGGCACCGGAGAACGACTCGCGGATGCCGCCAAACCAGCTGCCGCGATTGTCGGCGGGGCGCAGGGCCTTCTCGCTAGTGTCTTTCTGCTTGCGCCCAAACTTGAACAGTCTCATCGCGGCTCCTGAATTATTCGACCGTCATGTCACGGCGTTTGTAAGTGCGGCTATTGGCTCGCTCTTCCTGCTTTATCTCGGGGGGCGCGGGCTGGGCCTCGCTATCGGGGGTTGCAGGTTCGGGCGATGCTCTGCCGATCAGGCAGAGAATCTTGGCGTCACGCTCGGTTGCGGTGAATAGGCCACCTGGCTGCAGCAGCTTGCCGGCGTAACGGAATTCTCGAAGTGCTTTCAGTTCCATGGTTCCTCCAGTGGAGGGGAGGGGCCGCAGATGCCCCTCCGTCTCGCTTACGCTTGGTAATTAGCGCTGTCGATGTAACCAACAGCTTGCGGGCGGCGGCGCTTCCAGTTGATGTAACGCTCGGCGCGCAGGGCGACCATGTGGTTCTGCCACAGCGAGACGAGCGCTGTGGCGCCGTCAGCCGGAGCGGAATCCATCTGTAACGAGGCCTCGCGACTTACGTCCAGGGTCACGCCGCCATCGTCGGCCAGTAAGATTTCGCTGGTCTTCACCAGAACGATACGGGCGCCTTCAGTACCGACCCCGGCGTTGGCCGGGACGCTCTCGGACACGATGACAGGCAGGCCGAAGAACGTACCGCCATTCATGTCGATACCGGGAAATTCCGGCTGGCCAAGGGCGTTCTGCATCATGCTGAAGGTCAAAGCTATGGTAGGGGTCATCACCCAGACGCCGCCCGCGGGGGTCAGATTCGCAGCGATGAACGCAGTGAACAGGGCCTTCACGTCGGCTTTCAGCGCGTCAACGGTGGTGCCGCTGGCGATGATCGGCGTCACGCCATTGGTGATCGAGGCCGGAGAAACGTCGGCCACTTCGGCGCGGGTCGGATCGATGAACGACTCGTCTAGGAACTGAGCGATCGAGGCGGCCAGGTCAGCCTGAACGATGGCTTCGGCGCTCGGGTTGCTGAAGCGCACAAGCTCGTCGGTTAGCACGACAATGCCGGCGCACTTGGTGTGGCGCAGCGTTGTGGTGTCAAAAGCCAGCTTGGAAACGGAAGTTGACTTGCCCTGGCCCACCCATCCGGTGCTAGATCCGGAGGTTTGGCCCGGCATCTTGATGTTGAACGGCACGTTACGCATACCCTGCATGCGGCCGATGATGGTCTGCGGGCGCAGCAGCTCGATGAACTCGCTCGCCATGTTCTGGTATTCAACCAGGGGCGCAGCCCACGCGGAGTCAGTAGTGGTGCCTGCAGCGATAGCGGCCTTCAGAACGGTCTCAACTTCCGGGGTGGAGTCGTGCCAGCTTTTGGCGATTTCGGCGGCCTGCATCAGGTTGCCCTTAGAGCGTGCCAGGGCGATGGCGTAGCGAGTGAACGCGGTGCCCTTGGGCAGGTTGCGCTCGACGCGGATCACGGCGTTGTCGCGGAACTCGGCGCCTTTCTCGAATGAATTCACTTTCTCACCTTCTATCGGCTTGGCCTTGATGGCTTGTGTTTTTTCCAGGCCTCGCAGGCGGACAAGGTGCTTGTCTACGGCGACAACCTCAGTTTCGAGACCTTCGTATTCCTCGGTTTCGATCTCATCCAGGGTGCGGCCATCGTCGGCTGCTTTGGCCATGATCGATTCCAGGCGGGCAGCGGAGGCCGCACGCTTGTTCTCGAAGGATTTGATCTGTTCAGCGATATTCATAGGTCGGCCCTCCTCGGGCTTCGGGGGTGTGGTTTTGCGGGTAACTGCCGAAGCACCGGCAGAGGAATCAGAGCGAGTCGACTTGGAGCGGCCAGACGCGGCCAGCAGCTCGTTATCAATCGCCTTGATCTGGGTAATGGTGGCCTCAGCGTTGGCCGGGATAGTCACCAGGGAAAGCTCCAGCCATTCCCATTCTTTGAAGCGCAAGCCGCCTGATTCCAGCCGTTCGGCCTTGTCAGCGATGGCCTTAAAGCCGATGGAAACGGCCGTGACCAAGCCGGACTTGACCGACTGCCATGCTTCGTCCACGCGATCTTTCAGGGCGCCCGGCTCAGCGATGGCCGGCAGGCGCGCTTCAAAAGGGATGCCTTCCTTGGTCGGCGCGGCGAACTCAACCAGGCCGACAGGCTTGTCGTGTTGGTGCTGCCAAAGAAGCGGCATAGGCGTCTTGAACTTGGCGCCCAGCGGCTCCACGACGTCGCCCATGCGGTCAGGGGAAGGCGTCGAGGCAATGCCGCGGATAATGCGTTGCTCGCCGTCGACCTCCTTCACGTTCAGGACGGAATAGGCTCGATTCATTTTCATTGCTCCAGGAACGAGAAAACCCGCACAGGGCGGGTTCGTTTGGGGTTGGTTGGCTCAGGCAAAGAACAGCTGATATTCCGGCTTTCGCTCGCCCTCCTTGGGCAGGGAGACGCCAATCGCCATCAGTAGGGCGGCCATGTCATCGATCTTGTCGGCTGAGCGCTTCTTGTCCGGTGCCATGTTCATGTTTTGGTCGGTACGGCTGATGATGTTCGAGGCGCACCAGTTCAGAATCATGTCGCCACCGTGGGCCAGCTTGCCTGCGATGTAGGCCCGTTCGAGCGCCTGCATAGCAGGGTGGTACGACTTCGGCCCTTGAATGAACTCAATCATGGGCAGATTCGCCGCAACCAGCCGGTTTACCAGGTCAGAGGCGTTCCAGCGGTCGAAGGCGATCTCTTGGACATTGAAGCGCTCGCACACTTCAAGAATGTCTTTCTCGATGACCGCGTAATCGGCCACGTTGCCCTCTGTCTGTTTCAACAGCCCCGTCTCGACCCATGAGGCATAAGGCACAGTGCCCCGCTCGGTGCGAAACGCCACAGCGCTTTCTGGGGCCCATCGCCAGCCGTGGGTATAGAGCACGCCATCGACGTTCCAGACCAGCCGGAAAGCGGTCAGATCTGTTGTACTGGCCAGGTCGAGACCGCCCCAACAGGGGTAACCACGCAACCATTCCAGATCGACCGGGCCGCTACAGACCTGCCACTTGTTTAGATCGATCCAGCCGTCAGCAGTGGAAGCCGGGCGGTTCAGACGCTTGATGCGAAACTCGGCAAGCTTCGACGGCATCTGCTTAGCTTCGACCGCTTCTTTGCGGATAGCCGATAGCAAGTGCGGATTGACATTCATCAGGGGGTTGGCCTTGATCCAACAGCGCTCGTCGAACTCGTCGTCAGCCTTGATGCCAGCGCTCTTATCGTCGTCGTCAACCGCGTAGAACACCACCAGGAAGTGGTCAGCAGTCGAGCCAAACAGCCCGGCCAACAGCTTCTTGGCGAACATCCTGATCTCTGCCCATGGCCCCGGGTTGGTATAGCCCTCGGTGGTCGTGTACAGCCACAGCGGATTACTCCGGGCGCCGGCCGCAGAGGTCAGCACGTTGAGCAGATCCGCCGTCTTGTGAGCGTGAATCTCGTCCAGGCCGACATGTGACGGGTTGAGACCGTCCTGCGTGCTGGCCTTGGCGTGAACAGGTTTGAAGCTCGCACCGGTCTCGACCCGGCTAATCGCCTTGGCCCATGTTTCCAGCCCGAAGGCCTCGCGCAGATCCGGCGTCTTCTCGACCATCCGCTTGGCGGTGTTGAAGATGATTGAGGCCTGCTGAAAGGTCGTCGCCGCGCTGATGACCTGGGCGCCTTCCTCCGGTTCGCAGCACTCGCAATAGAGCAGGATCGACGAGGCCAGCGTTGATTTGGCGTTCTTTCTGGCTACCGCAAACAGAGCCGAGGTGAAGCGCCTGGGGTGGAAGTCGCCATACCCTTCGATATGCATCGACTCGGCCTTGCGAAAGCCGAACAGCTGCACCGTGAAGAAGATGTGTGAAGGGTGCATAACAATCGTTGGCGTGTCCCACTTGCCTTCCACGTGGGGCAGCTTCTCGATGAAGTCGCATGGGTCGTTCGCGTGCCACTCGTCGAATATGAACGGGGCGTCCTTTCGCTTGGCTCGCTTCAGATCGTTCAGGAATCGCTGTGCTGCCTGCCTGATCAGCTTGCCGTGCTTGGCCCGCTTCTTGTCTGCAACGGCTGCCCTGGCGTATTCAATGGCGATATGAACGTAGTCACGCATTCCGCCTCCCGTTGCCGGTAAACGGATTCTTCTTCAGGCCGTCATTGCTGCCAGCCCGAACTTTGCCCTGTGCAACAGGGGTCAGGCCGAAGTCGTTCTGAAAGTTGCGCAGCGTTCCTGTCAGGCTGGCAGTTGGAGCCTCGCCTGCAGCATACAGCTGGACAATCTTCCCATGCAGGGCGCACATGTGAGCGAGCGGGCCGAGCGCGGCTTCGGTCAGCAGCTTGTTGGCCATCAGAATTGAAACCAATCGATCCCATTCCTTCACAGCGTGCGCATTGGGCAGCCAGTCAGGGGCAGACGGTAACGACTCCACCAGCGGTAGGTCGAGAGCATCCGCAACCTCACGGTCTTTGCGCCCAGTTCCGGCGATTGCCTTCAGCTGCGGCGGCTTGCGTGGGTTGGCCATGGTCTACCTCGGGAATCCGGTTTTGCTCAACTGACTGTGTGAAAAAAAGGCTGCGGAATGGTGTCCAGTCAGAGCACTTTTTTAAGCTGGACAGGCCCCCCGGTGTGGCGTCCGCCTTCCTGGGTTGTCTTGATCTTGTGGCACGGCACGCAGATAGCGCGCAGGTTCGTCATCGAGTCATCACCGCCGTGAGCCTTGGGCTTAATGTGATCCACCTCGAGCTCGTCGCTGATCTTGCTGCACACCTGGCATGTGTAGAGGTCTCGGGCTAGCACTGCATCTCGCTTGCGTCGCCACGGTCTGCCGCCTCGGCCTTGTCCCCATGTGAGCGCTACATCGTGCCGCTTGGCTATCTGCTCGGCTGGCTTGTGGCGCTCGGGCCTTATGGGCATGGCGAGCCGTCGAGGTATGTCACGGGCAGCTCGTCACTGTCGTCGTCTTCCTCGTTTAGCGCGTGGATGAGTAGAAGTAGGAGCTGGTTGGTCTTGCGTTGCTCGATCAGTAGCTCATGCAGCAACTTTTCCATAGCGAGCCTCCAGCGCCAGGAGGCGGTCAGCTAGAGGAAACATCGGGTAACCGTAGAGCTCTTCCGTCCGCTTGATCTGGTCGTCGAGCCAGAGCTGTTGATCAGGTGTCAGGCGAGGAGGGGCGTTCACTGCGTCACCCTGCGAGGTGTGACAGGTCGAAAGGCAATTCATGGTTTCGATCTCCAGAAACAAAAAAACCCAGCACTTGGCCGGGGTCTAGTTATTTATTGCGCAAATACGCAACTCTGGTGATAGGATCAACCAAATAACCAAATATTTCAAGCAGCAAATTAAATTATTAGCTCTTCTTCGTCGAGAATGTGCTGCACCTCCACCAAGCCGCTATTCACCACGTCATTGAGCCACCGCTGAATGACCTTATTCCAGCGGCGCCGGGTGGTGTCGGATCGGCCTTCGGTGTCCCAGTAGTTGAAGTCATACCAGTAGGCAGGCAGCACAGCGGTCGAGCGCTTGCCGTCCCTGCCCTTGGGCTTGGGGAAACTCCAGGCGACCGCAGCATGCCGAGTGAATCGGGCGTCAGCGGGGGAGACGATCACAGGCAACAGCTGCTCCAAGGCTTTGGCCTTGGACTTCGAGCAAGCGGAATACTTCGCCACCAGCGCATGCCACAGAACCGCATCAAGCTCGCGGTGCAGCTTGGCATGAACCATCATGTCGAGAGCCATGCGGTCATCATTACTGAGCCCGGCTTGGCCGTTGATCCTGTCGGGGCTATAGCTGGGCTTCGATGTGGTATCTATCACTGCAGCTGACGTAGCTCGCTTGATGGCGTCAATAACGTTCACGTATCCTAGGCGCTTGTCACTCATTCGCTGGCCTCCTTGAAGTGGATCTGCATCGTCTGCACGTCAATGGTGAGGTGCGCCACAGTCTTTCCGGTCAGGCTGATGGCTCCCTTGCTTCCCAGTCTCCCGGAGACTGTCAGCCGGCCACCCTTCGGTAGCATTCCAACCAGCTCGGCATGCCGGGCATTGCGAAACATAGCCCGAACAGCTCGCCGCGCTTCGTCGCTGTAGATCGTGCAGTAGCGGCGACCGAACTCATCTGTTGTCAGTTTGCTGGTGATCCCGCCAGTTATTGTTGCTGTCAGCATGAGCGCGTCTCCTCGGGTGTTTTGGCTGGAACGATGTGCAGAGTAGGTGGGAGCTTCTCGCCGAATATCTCACCAGGTGCGAATGGATCGGGCAGGGCGGCTTCGGGTGCGGTCGCAATGAAGTCAGCCATAACCAAGAAGCATGCCTCGAACAGCGGGCCGCGTTTCCAGCCTGCGTCTCGGTTACTGGCGCTGCTCTCCAAGTTGTGAACGAATACCAGCTCCCAGGGGGTATGCCAGCCTTCTCGGCGCGCTTTCTCCCTCTCAACGCGGTTGATATTTAGCAGATCAGCCAGTGCTTCAAAGCCCAGGGCCTGTAGTTCGCCGTCACGGTCGCGAAGGATTGTGTTGCCAAAGCCTCGCAGCACTTCACCGGCGCCCTTCATTTCATCGGCTAAGTGGTCATTGGCCTGCTGCTCCAAGACTTCGATCTGGCGCTTGGTGAATGGCAGGTGTTCTCGCAGCTTGCTGGCCTCTCGGCGAATTGCATGGCGCTCTGCATGGATGACTTCGCGGCGCTCATAAAGCCGGCGCGCAATGCGGCGCGTGACTGTCAGTTGGTCGCGGACGGAGATGCCAGGCTTCAAGCCGATCATGGCGAGGGTGTGAGTTATAGGAATCAAGCTCAGTTCTCCAGGATTTCGGCATCAGGCCACCGCCAGCGGGCTATCTCTTGAGCCTCGTGGTAAGTGGTCGGTTCTCCTATCATCGTGCATAGGGCTCGGCCGTCGCGTATCACCTTCCAGCTCATGCGCCGGGCCTCGCCATCATTTGCAGCCAGCTCTGCCAGCAGAACTAGTCGATGCTTTTTAACGTACTGCCGAACGTCCTCTGTTATTAAGCCTTTGGGTTTGAGCCTCACACGGCTTCCGACACGTTGCGCGGTCAAGCCTTGCTCTCGGAGATAGTCGATAGCGGCCATCACAGATCCTCCGCGTCAGGATCTGCATCAGCGATTTCATCGAAGGTGCTCATCTCTTGCCGAAGGTGCTCACTGTTTTGTCTGAGCATCTTCGGGGAATCTTGAGCATCTTCGGCGCATGAATGAGCACCTTGGAAGGGAAGCTCCCAGAACCATCCGGCGTCCATTCCGCCTTTTCTGGCTTTAGCTCCGATTGCTTTCTGTGCTCTGCGCACGGTTGCCCAGGTCAAGCCGCTGCCGTCAGCGTCAACCTTAATTTGCTTGGTGGGGATCGGGCCGTTCGCCAGTAGAGCGCGGAGAAAATCGCAAGCCTCGTCTAATTCAGTCCTGCGTTCGTCTGTGTTGTCGCCTTCAACATCCGCCAGAATATCCCGAGCGGTGCCTTCGATACGGTCGCCCCATAAAACTCTTGTTGTTGAAATCCCAGCACTAACGGTGGTCTCTTCGATGGTGTAAGAACAGCCGCCAGAGTCGATAGAGATGTTCGACTTCGCCCGTGCCAAAACACGAAGCTCTGAATCCTCTTGCTTGGCAGCTACCAAGACCGTTCGAGCCAAGGCTCCGAAGGCTTGAGAGCCCAGCACACGGTCAGCGGGGTTACTGCCTGCCGATCCTTTGGAAAAGTGAGTAATGCCGATAATCGCGCAATCGTAGCGCTCGGCTAGGTCTACCAAGCTTTGTAGAGCGCGGCGGACTTGGTTGGCCTGATTCATGTCGCCGGCAACGGCTGAAACGATGGGGTCGATCATTATCATTCCCACGTCGCCGATGCGCTCCATCTCAGCGGCGAGTAGATTGATATCCTTCGCCGGGTCGAATGGTTCCATCTCGCCCAATCCGTTGATCCGGCCTTGCAAGATCGAAACCTTACTGAGATCCGCGCCAGCCGCTATCAGCCGTGGAACGATCGTGTCGGCGGGATCGTCTTCACTGGACCAAATCATCACGCTTCGGCGCTCGCTGCAGCGCTCCCCATCTGGCCATTTTCCCGCGCTGGTCATCGTCGCAGCTAAACCGATGTTGAGTGTCGTTTTCCCGGTTCCACCAGCGCCTGCCAGGATGGTGAGTTTCCCCAAGGCTATCCATCCTGGCCAGGCCCAATGAATAGCGCGTGGGGTGATGCTGCTAGCCGGAACGGCATTCGCCCGCCATGCATTTTTAGACGTGGCTTCCCATTCCTTGGCGAAGCGATCTATAACGGCTGTCATGGCTTCACTCCAAGGCGTTGCTTGGCGAGTTCAAATCGCGCCTGATCGTTCGCGTTTAAATGGTTGCCACGCATCAGCGAGTTCAAGGCAATGTGATAAACGATTTGCTCATGCTTTATTGCTGCTTTGCTCGGGCCTCTGCGCTCTTTCTTGTCGCCGGGGAATAGGTCGCCTAGATCCATTTCGAGCGCTGCGGTGATCTGGTGAATCGTGCAGCCGGCCCAGCAGTGCAACAGAACCTTGCCGTCTTCCGCTTCGGATATCGCCAGGCTTGGGTCCTTGTCGTCATGGGCAGGGCAGCAGGCTTTCCATTTGTTCGGGCCGCTGGCCTTGACTTTGTCCAGTTGGATTAGGATTCGGTCGATAGGCATCATGCCGCTTCTCCGGTGTGGTCGGAGGTGCGGCGGTGTAGAAATTCGGCCAGGTCAGTGACGCGATAGCGAACCAGACGCCCGACCTTACGGAAGGGGAGGTTATAGCGACCAGTGGAGCGCCAAACGGACAACGTAGATGCTTTGACGCCTAGAGCAAGAGCGGCTTGCTTGTCATCAATTTGGGCGGGAGGGTTCTGCGGGTCGTAGCCAAGTGCCGCGGCAATTTCGGCTTTGATTGTTTCGATGTTGGTGTGCATTGGTAAAGCCTCGTCGGGTTAGAAGTGACGAGGCCATCTTGTGTAATGCAGCAGTTCTTAAAAATTCCCGACACGTAACGGAAATGAGGTTATCCGTTACGCAATTGAGGTTATCCGTTACAGTCGGGAGGGTTTAGGAGGCCGACCGCCTTTGCGCGCAAAGCTGGGTGCGACTGGCTTTATCCAGTCCCTAACGCGGTCTTTCTCCGGCAGCACTTTCGCAAATCCTTCCTCATACATCCTGCTATAGACTTCCTCTGTCATTGATCCAATTCGCATCGTTGCGTATTCAGCGGACCGCCATAGGTCGGTAGCTATCGCCTGCGCTCGCTCAACCTTGGAATCATGGGCACTGTGCATCTTCACCAGTGATCTCTTGTGACCGCTCTGACGCTCGTGGATGGCAAGCGTTGTGCTTTTAACGACTGCGTAGCTTGCGCTTAGAAGCTCCCGCATTATGTCGCGCGTAATTTCTGCTGCTTTCGGAAAATCCGATTCGACCTCTTCTAACATGAGAAACGCCAGGGTCACCCTCAAAGAGGCATCCGCCATGGTTTGCAAGTCTGCGGCCAGGCTCGTGGTTGCCATGGCGAGGAGATATTCAGGCTGGTTGAGCAGACGATCAATTTTGCTCTTCGCCTCCGGGTCAGCGACCGGGTTGCTAGCCTTGACTGCCTCCCATGTCTGCGGGTCTCGCATCCGATCGGCGACGGCGAGACCGGTTGCTGAAGGGTAATCATGTCGGAGTCTGCGGGATTGGACACTCGTTCGATCTCGTCCATAAACCGGGCCGGCAACCACTCTCTAAGGTTTTCCTTGCTTCGCGGCAGAATGTCGCTGAGCAACTCCTTCATATCGTCCATAACGATGCCTCCTCAGGCAACCTACATTAAATCGACCAGCCAGGCGGGGTAGGTGGCCCGCTTTTCGCCCCGTCGGGCTAGACTGGTCAAACTCGGTTATCAGGCGTTGATGCCGCGCTCCTTTAACGCCTGGTGCACGGCGTCAACCACCGCCTTGGCACTCTCCAGCGTGTGATGGACGAGCCAGGCGTTATTGTCTACCAGAGGCTCCCCCATGCCGGCCGCATTAACTGGAGTTAGCGCCGTGTCGAGCATATCGGATGCTGTTTGCAATGCGTCAGTAATGTCGACGCCAACATTCACGGTAAAGAGGCGCTGCTGTTTTTCCACCCATCCTGTATTACAGAATGCCGTCCCCTCGTCGGTCTTGATTGAAGTCGGGGCGAGCCCCTGCACGATCGCGTTCATGGACGTTGCTCCGAAAGGCCGTGCTTCTCGCTGATTTCCCGGGCGTAGCCTTCGAACAGGCTCACCTGGTGCTCAGCGACGTATTGCATTACGCCTGCGAGGTCTTTCGCTCGAAGCGGGAACCCGTCCCGGATGGCTGACTGGATGGCGGCGGCCAGCGATTCCGTCCATGAGGCGTACTCAACGGCGACGGTTGCCTGGTCGTGCATTTCATCGGGGTCAATCGGGGTTGCTACGTTCACTTGTGCTGTCATGGGTACTGCTCCTTGTGCGCGGCCCCTGATCCCCTCCCCAGGTTCGCGGGCGGCCGCTGATGTGATGTTGTTATCGTGTTGCGTGTCAGTTTTCTTGAATCCGTTCGTCGCCCGGATCCCTTACAGCTTGACGTAGATCGCTTTGTTTCCCGAGGTGCGGTCGACCCAGTTAGCTATGCCTTGTGACTCAACCAGCTTGCGAAATCGTTTACCCAGCGACTTACGCTCTCCACCGGTCATGCCGTCCCAGCTTTCTTGATCAATGACATCGTCCAACGAGAATTGCTTTCCGGATTCGATGAGAGAAATTCCTTCGACAGCTGCAACCAATACGTTATCGACCAACGTGCTTTCGGCTATCGGCTGGTGAAGAGCTTCGCGCAGAAGCTCATCGATCAGCGCTTCAGTAGTGGTGTTTGTCTCAACGGCACGTGCGGTCAAGGCGGCAACCAGATCGTCTTGCATATTGATTTGGATTTGCATGGTGATGTCTCCTGTGTAGTGAGATTGCAATTTACTCATCTAATTACATGAGTGCAACACCTTTTCATGATAATCGATAAAAGATTAGCAAGGTTCAATTAACCTCCGAGGCGGTTAACCTGCTTTGATCCACGCCTTAACTTGGCGCTGAGCAACAAGAAAGCTGGTGCCCCGGCCTTTGCGACTAGCGACGAAAGCCTCAACGTCTGCTAGCGCCGTGTTCTTCAGCTTGCAACGGTTGAAATAGGCTCGAAGTTTTTGGCTAGAGCCTCCGGGCTCCGAGGTCGCCCAATAAAGGACATGTACCAGCGCGCCAGTATGCTTGCCTTCCAGACGTAGAGCGTTCGCAAGAGACAGGCTGACGCTCGCATCGAGGCCGGCAGCCTCCTTAGCCGAGAATCCGGACCGATGCGCGTGCTGCATGTAAAGGTGCTTTTGATCGTGGTAACGAGCCCAAGCTTCATCGAAGCGGCTGGCCTTCACGGCGGCGCTAGCGGCTCTGCCTGCTTCAGCCGCCAGCCCGAGATAGTCGGTACTATCGCGAGCTTCTAAGCGGTCCACGATTTGCTGAAGCGCTACGGGGTCAGACGGAAGGGTGATAGTCGCCGCACGTATTGGTTTCTGTAACGCAGCCACAGGAGGGGGCGAAGGCGTCTGGGATGCGCGGCGGCTGACGGGCTTGTTAGAAACGAGCCGCTTTCGGAGGCGCAGCAGGGCTTTGATAAGGGAGAGGAGTGGCATGGGCCGTCCGTGGCGAGTCTAGATATGGATCAAGTGTCTGACTGGGCGTCACAGGTGTCAACGGTCTTGGCGCCCATGGCAGCAGTAATCTTATTGAGTACGTCGCGCACCGGATCGTTTTCAAGGTGGGCGTAGCGCTGCGTCGTGATGGTCGTGGTATGTCCTAGCAGCTTGCCTACCATCGGCAGGCTGACGCCCTGGCCAACTAGCCAACTAGCAGTTGTATGCCTCAGATCATGTATACGGACGTCCGGCACAGCTTCCATCTTTGACGCCTTCGCGTAGATAGCCAGTACGTCTTTCCATGCCGCGTAAATATCGCTGATATGGCTGTTGCCATTCGCAGAGGGGAATACCCAATTTGGATTCAGCCCCGTTCGCCGGTTCAAAACTTCCATTGCAGCCGGCACAAGCGGAATCGTGTGGATACGCTTGTTCTTATGGTGGGCGCTTCCGATGGTCCAGGCGGCGGCAGTAAGGTCGAGCTGGTCCCATCGCATAGCCTTTACGTTTCCCGATCTAGCGCCGGTATAAAGGCAGAGCCGGACAACGTCCGCGGCATTCTGATTGCTGATCGAATCCACGGCTTTGAACAAGGCGGGCATCTGCTCCGGCCTGATCCACTCTTCGCGGGCAGCTTCATAGTTATCTTTAAGGGTCGTCCAGGGGTTACGGATGTTCAGATTATGGTGCTTTATGACGTGGTTCCACATTGCCCGCGCCAGACGCTTCACATGGTTGGCCTCAACCGGGCCGCTAGCGACCGTAACGCCGCTGAATATCTTGCTGGCGACTGGCGCGGTTATCTCGCTGACGCGGCGTTTGGCGCGGTCCTTTAAATGACAATCATAAAGGCGCTGATCTTTTTTCCAGCTCCGTTTGATGGGCTTATCTGGGTTCGGGCCGACGGCGCGTTCAGACTTCCAGATTGCCCATATGTCGCCCACGGTCATTTCATCTTTTCGAGTCAGTGAGGCGGCGCGGACACTTTCACCTGCATTTAATACGCGTAACTTTTCGCGCGCAGCAGAGGACGCTTGTTCGACGGTCAACCCGTCTGATCCACCGGTAAAGGCTCCCAGCCGAATAAACTCTGTATTACCGCTTCGGCCCATACCGGCAACGCGGCGAATCACATAGAAAGTTTTGGTTCCTGCAGGAGTGACGCACAAGGCCAGACCGGCCGTTTTTGCATCCCGGTACCAGGCACGCTTATCAGTCGGCGCGATTGCAGTCAAAGCGGTTTTTGTGAAGCGCAGGGACGTTTCCTTGCCGGCCATCTTTTTAATCCCTCGGTTAGCCGTCAATCACCGGTCAATCACATTTGGTTAAAACCGGTAATAACTGGTAAAGCGAGAATATGCCTGAAAGCCAGTAAATACAAGGGTTTGTGGTGTTTGGTAAAAATTGGTAAATCGATAATAAAGAGACTTAAAATCCCTCGGGGGTAACCCCGTGCCGGTTCGATTCCGGCTCCGGGCACCATCTAGAACAAGCCTTCCAACCCTTTTTACACAATAACCTGCTCATGCAAGTTTGAAGTAAAATACCCCGCGAACCGTCCAGCGAACTGTCTGAGCGAGCGCACCTTTCCCATGAATATCAACGAAACCGAATTAGCCAAGGCGCGGGCCGCTTGGAACGCTTGCCTCCAGCAGGAGCACGACGCCCAGCAGTTGCAAGAGCGGTTAGTGACGATTCGGGATAAGCTCCAGCCTGCCTTTGAGCGAATTGAATCCGCATGGTCCCAGCTACGCGCTGATGAAGAACTACGGGAAGTTCTAGGCGATCAGGTGGCGTGGCTAACCGATAACGTCCATGGCGCTGGCCCAGTTGAGCCGGCTCTAGAGACCCTTCGACACCTCGCCACACTGACCGCGTTCACACCCGGACGAACTGGCCGAGGCCACCACTCGGGCGTCAGTCTTGAGGCTATCCGTGCGGTTGCCCGTACCCTGGGCCTACGCAGCTACGGCAGTAGTCAGCGGACTAAGCCTCTTCCTGATGAACGCACGCTGCTCACCGTCTGCAAGACCTTTGATGGACGTGTCTCTGCGGCCAACGTCCGCAACGCTCTTAAGACCCCGTAAATAGCTTTCGAAAATAACGTTCATTGGCGGGTCCCGCCACGCGGCGTCGTTTCTGCGAAAGTTTGCTCCATACGAGGCAGCGCGGTGCTGCCTCGATCATCAGGAGCACAACATGGATATTCACGAACGATTGAATAATCTTGAGAATGACATGAAGAGCATTCTTAGTGTTGCCAAGAGCTTCGTATTGGATGCGGAGCCTTCGCTTCGCTTCGGTGCGTGGCAAACTTGGACAGAGAACGACTTACGGTATCCGCTGCAGGGCTTAACTGAGGCCTGTTGGGGAGAATGCGGCGAAACACTGGCAGCCGACGCACTTACCCTCGTTCGTGATTTGGAGTTTGAATGTGTGCCCCAAGATCGAACCGTGTTTTTGACTATCCAAACGTTCGCTGACAAGCTGTCCGACCTCGGGGAGTCGGAGGATGCTCGTGCATTGGCGAAGCTGATTTTGAGTGCGCTAGATGCTTTCCCCCGGGTGACGCACTAACCCAGAGTTACCACTCCGGCCCGGTCTAGCAGGCGCTGCGCCTGCTGGGCTGGTCTGCGAGCCGTAAGACAGACCGTGCCCTCTCTCAGGAAACGGGATGTAAGTGTCACGAGTCATGCGTTGCCCGTTGCGGTGGGAGCGTAGATGTCGGAGGATTGAAAGCGTTAGCGAGAGCGTGCCTGAATCGACAGGACGAACCAGGACGGCCTACGGAGGGCAGTCCAGTAGCGGTGGCAGTCCGCAGCTAACAAGCGAACCCTGTTCCGCCGAGCTGGGTTCCATGCTTCGCCAGCAGTGTCCTGGGCGCTTCCGAATCTTGGCGATATCAGATTCGGAAAATTGTTATGTCCCATACTCCTGCCCAAGACGGCAACCTTACCGATAACGTCTCGTTCAACATGCCCAAGCGCTGGCTCCGTGCCAAGGAGACTGCCAAATATCTGGGCGTGTCCATCCCGCACCTCGCCCGCCTGCGTGAACTGAAGAAAGGCCCGCCGTATCGCAAGTTCGGCACCGTCGTTCTGTATGACATTCGCGAGCTGGATGCCTACGTAGAAACACTGCCTCACGTCGAGACTAAGGGTGGTGGCCTATGACCGCCGCCGCAAATGAAAGATGCCCCCGCCAGGGTGTGAACCTGGAAGGGGTCGCTAATGAAGTGAAGCTAGATCGACTGGTGCAAAATGAATCTTTCACTACGGAAGCCACTCAGCCAATCATCGATACCGCAGCCGCTGTCAGTTTCTTGCAGCGCTTCCATCCGGACGGGCTGTGGTCGCTGACCGCTATTTCGCCGGACAAGAAAGTTGTTCAAACCGCGACCTTCACTCCTAAGCAGGAGTCCGCTTGCTGCCAGTGGATCAACGACCGCAACGGTAAGCTGAATATCTACTTCAGCGCCAACCGGCCCATGCGCGACATGCGCAAGAAAGCCGAGAAGACGGATATCGGCGAGGCTTGCTGTCTTCACATAGACATCGACCCACGTGCTGGTGAGGACATCGGCGAAGAGCAGGAGCGAGCCTTGCGCTTGCTACGTGCAGCCAGCCCCGCACCCTCAGTCATCGTCTTTTCGGGCGGTGGCTTTCAAGCCTTCTGGCGCTTGGCGGAGCCAGTGGGGATCGACGGCGACCCACTCCAGGCGGAGGACTTCGAGCGATACAACATTCACCTGGAACGCCAGTTCGGCGCGGACAACTGCCACAACGTCGACCGGATCATGCGCCTGCCGGGCACGATCAACCTTCCGGACGCGAAGAAGCTGAAAAAGGGGCGGAAGCCCGCCCTTGCCCGGCTGGTCGAGTTCAGCGAGAACGTCTACCCATTGTCGTCCTTCACTGCCGCGCCCAAGGTGCAGAAAGACGCGGGGTCCGGCTTCTCGGGGCGCTCAGTGGTGGTTTCGGGCAACGTCCAACGCCTGGATTCGGTTGATGATCTTGACCAGTGGGAGGCGCCTGACTGGCTGAAGGTACTCATCGTCCAAGGCAAAGACCCCGACGAGCCGCATAAATATCCCAGTCGCTCCGAAGCCTTATTTGCCTGTGTGTGCGAGTTGGTACGCCGGAGCGTCCCGGATGATGTCATTTTCTCAATCCTCACCGACGAGTCGTTCGGCATCGCTGAATCAGTAGTTGAACACAAGCGCCCTGAAAAATACGCGCTCCGCCAAATCGAACGCGCTCACGAAGACGCCATCAATCCTGTTTTGCGCGAGCTGAACGAGAGATTTGCTGTCATCGGCGACATGGGTGGTAAGTGCCGAATCATCAGCGAGGTGTACGACGAAGGGCTCAAGCGGCACAAGATTAGTCGCCAGTCGTTCGAGGATTTCCGCAACCGCCACATGCATATCAAAGTTGCTGCTGGTGACGATGGCAAAGGCAACGTCCGGCATGCGAAGGCGGGCCACTGGTGGCTGGAGCAGCTGAACCGCCGCCAATACGACCGCATCGTGTTTCTGCCGGGGCGTGAGGTGTCTCCCAACGTCTACAACCTTTGGAAGGGCTTCGCCGTCGATGCAGTTCCTGGGGAGGGTCACCTACCGTTCCTCGATCACATCCGCATCAACGTCTGCCAAGGTAACGAAGAACACTATCGCTATCTGCTCGGGTGGATGGCCCGCACGGTGCAGCAGCCCGACAGCCCAGGTGAAGTGGCAATCGTCCTTCGCGGGCAACGCGGCACCGGCAAGTCATTCTTTGCGAAGGTGCTGGGAAATCTGTTTGGGCGACATTTCATGCAGGTCTCTGACCCGAAGCACTTGGTGGGCTCATTCAACGCTCACCTTCGCGATTGCGTGGTGCTCTTCGCAGACGAAGCGTTCTATGCGGGCGACAAAAAACATGAGTCGGTCCTGAAGATGATCATCACTGAGGAAACACTCGTGGTCGAGGGCAAGGGAGTGGATGCAGAAATCAGCCCGAACTATCTCCATGTCCTCATGGCATCGAACTCGGACTGGGTTGTCCCCGCTGGTGAGTTCGAGCGTCGATTCTTCGTGTTGGATATGGGTAACGACCATCGCCAAGATCGGGACTATTTCCGTAGCTTGCGCGAAGGGCTCGACACAGGCGGCATGGAAAATCTTCTTCATTACTTGCTGACCTACGACCTTTCGACCTACGAGGTTCGGGCCGTGCCCAGCACTAAGGCGCTTGAGGAACAGAAGGCATATTCCCTTGAGCCGTTCGAGCGCGAGCTGGTCGAGTGCGCTCAACTGGGCACCTTTCCGCAGTCCGTCTCCGAGGGCGGCACAGCACGCCCCATCATCCACTGGAAGGGGGGCGCCGCTTACTTCTCGACGGAGGCATTCATGGCTCACGTCCGGCAAAAGTCCCGGGGTTGCTCGATCAACCCAACCATGGTCGGGCGGGACGCCAATAAGATCGGGCTACAGAAGGCACATGCTAATCCACGGGGATACTTCGTCGGATCACTACAGGAGTTCCGCGACAAGCTATCGCAGACGGTCGCCGGGGTGGAATGGGATGCGGACATTGATGAATGGGTTGGGCTGGATAAGCCGGCCTTTTAATTCGGTGGGGGTGATAACGGTGAGGGGGCTTCGGCCCCTTTCTGCTGTCTGGGCGGTTGCGCCGGGGTGGCTGGCCCAACCCGCAGCCGCATGCGGGTTTGCAACAGACCCGCAAGGCTCAATCCCTGTAGAGACCGGGCTTACAGCGGGTGCGCGGGTTTGCGCGTGTTGACTTAAGTCGCTAGGCCGAGAGCTGCCCTGGTGCGGGGTGGCGAGTTCTTTATTCTTTTAATTATTAATAAAAAAAACTCGCTAAACCCGCCTTAAGCCCCGTCTCTACAGGGGTGCGGGTTTGCTGCGGGTAGGCCGAGCAAGCGGGTTGTACCCGCAATGGGCATGGAGCCACCGGGTGGTGCATCTTCTGCGTTATCCATTTCAACTGACACTCTCGCGTCCGCACGCGAACAACTAGCCCCGTACGCAGTTCCTGGCCAGCTCTCCCAGCCCCGACGGCACCAACCAGCAAGGCACCCAGCCGCTGGCCCGCCTGGGCCGTGCCGTAGCTCCTCGGCCCGCCTAGGAATCCCGCCGGAATATCACTGGCAAGTTCGAGTTACCGCGCCGTGCCCGCCAGGTGAGGGATTCCAGCAGTATTCACCTGAACGAACCGTGTAGCGAACCGTTTGCCGCTACGGCTGGCGGTCTACTTCGCTCAAAAAGCGCTTCATCGCATGGAACGCTTTACTATCGTTGTTTCCATCAATTACGGCGTCCTCCGCATAACCGGACGTGGTGTTGACTCGAAGCCATGTCTTCCCAGACATGGTGATCTTGCGGACAAGACTCGTTGGCACGAGGAAACCTTTTCGTGATTCTTTAGTTGCAGCACCAAACTCGCTGAAGTTAGTGAATGTCTCCATGACGCGCAATTGGTACACCTCGCCATCAATATTCAGCTTTGCGCCGGTAATGGCGTTTATGCTGTTGAATATGCTGACGACTAGGATCGTTTCTTCAGGTCGAGCGGCGTTCCAGTAAGCGCCAAGGCCGGTGCAAACCATCCCGGAGCAAGCATTGCCGTGTGGATTGATCCGTATCACCGTCGCGTTATCAAAACCGCTATGCGATACAACGGGTCCGGTCCCGGATGTTGTCGAGCAACCGGATAAAAGGACTGTAAAAGCTATTGTTACGAAAATTCCCTTCGTCATGACATTCCTTAGTTATGCGTTGCTTAAGAGCTGCTCGACTATTAATCCCAAATAGCCATTAGTCAAGCTACTGCCCGAGTTGTAATCCACCTCAAAAATGATATCGCTACAGCATTGCAACCGAGATGATTCTTTGAGCTGCAGAGGTCGGGGGACCGCATGACATTCACTGCACGCGCCCGAAGCGGCACCGAAACTCATTACGAGATCGAGCAAGACGAAGACGAGCTGCCGGATAGCCCGGAGCAACAGCTGGCCTCTGCGGTTTTGCTCCAGGCGTGGAGTGATGCGAACGCAACGCTGCAAACGCTGAAGTACAGCAAGGGCTTCGGGTCACCCGAGCGGGCGATCAGTTCAGCGAGACGATTCCTGACCGCTGAGCTTCCGTGCCCCTGGGCTCGCCAGCGCCAGCTATTCACGGGCGCGTTACCGGTTGACGACGTGGCCATCCGCTTGCGTGCGGTGGCTGTGTTTGGAGAGGGATATTGAAATGAGTATCAAACCTAAAACCGGAGGCGGTGGCCGCCCCGGCGCTCCGGTGGGCCGCAAGCCTAAGACGCCGGTGGCGAATGCTGCGATGACCGACAAAAGGAAAGCTATATTCCTATCGGAGCTGAGTAAGCACGGGATCGTGAGCGCTGCCGCCCGTGCTGCCAGCCCACACGCTCAGGGCACTTGCGCACCTTCCTTCTACATCCTGCGCCGCAATGATCCGGAATTTGCAGCGGCCTGGGACGATGCCATCGAACAAGCCACGGGCAGCGTCGAACTGGAATTGCACCGCCGCGCCGTCGAAGGTTACGAAGAACCCGTATACCAGAAAGGTGAATTGGTCGGCACAGTCACCAAATACAGCGACCGCTTGCTGGAAATCCGAGCCAAGGCGCTGATGCCGAACAAATACATCGAGCGGCGGGCCGTCGAACTTAGCGCGAACCTCAACGTAACCCAGGAGCTGTATGGCGGCCATGCGCTGACATTGAAGCCAGAGGACGTTTTGTTGCTGGACGAGGACAAGCGCCAGCTGCTGCTGAGCCTGCTTACCGACATTGCCGTGGCACGGGGCGACCTTCGGGACGTTGAACCAGAGCCGGTGGGCCTGCTGGGGGTAGACGATGATCGGTGACTTCCTCACCCAAGTGCGGGGGCTGGTCAGCTTCGAGGCGGAAAATGGCGTTCCCGCTCGGAGAACGCCGTTTGGCTTCTTGATGCCGGACTACCAGCAGGACAACGAAGGCATGGATCTGTGGGAGAAGCAGTTCGGCGAGAAGGCGAAGGGGACAACCCGCGTACCCATCCCGCCGCCTCGGAAAGTCCGCAGCGCGCACGATCGAACCGTCTAACACGCTGTGACTCCCGTCTCGCTCGCCCACCTGGGTAACTAGACATTACTCCGCCTGTTCTGGCCGCCAAAACTGACAGCGCCTCCCGGATGCCTGGGGAATGATTCTCGTGCAGGTGCTGGGAGTGGTTCCCGGTGCCGCTTTATCCAAGGTGGAGAAGCCGCATGTCCAAACTCAAAATCAAACGGGTACTCAATCGAGGCCACGTCCAAGAACTCCGCGCCTCGCTGAAGAACCATGAAGCGACCTTGCGCGAACTACGCGAAGCCGTAGTGAATGCTCCCGCTGTTGCCTTCAAACGCGCCCTGGAAGAGGTAGGTCGAATCGACATGCCCAAGTCCGAGCGCGAGCTGTTCGCCCGTCGCAAGGCCGATACCCAAGTGAAGGACGTTCGCCAAGCTGCCCGTGAGCGAGCTGACGCGATCAAGGAGGACTTAGCTGGCGCTCGCGAGCTGCTGGCCCTGTCGAAAGATGCTCTATCGAACCCGTTCGCCGTGCTGGATTCGCAGACCCTGGACGATCCCCGCCGTGCGACCTACATGGCGAATCTCGTGGGTGCTGGCCCGCTGGCGCTGAAACACGCCGCTGAACAGGCAGCCGCCACTAACGACGCCGCCCTTGCCGCTGCTGTCATCAGCGTGTTGGAGCGGATGCCGACCGCCGACCGACCGTTCTACCCGCAAGCAGTCCTCGAGATCTTCCCGGACGATCACGACGTGTTCCAGCCCATGCACGAATACCTCGACGCCGAACGTACCCTGCAAGATTCTGTGTCCCTGTTCAGCGAAGTGCTCAACGGCTCCGCAACCATCACCGGCAAGATCAGCCGGGGCTTGCGTGCTGAGGAAGCGTCAGCAACCGAAGAGGGTGACGCATGAGCGACTTAGCGACTCTTTCCAATGAGGAACTGGCGCAGCGGATCTTCGACACGCTAACAGATACCGAGGCAGCCGCTCTTGGTTCTGCCTGTATGATCGCAAGCGCCCTGGGCCAGGACCGACCCGATGTGAAGACGGCTCGCGCCTGCTGCGAGCTGGTAGGCGAAAAGCCCGACCGTTTGATGGCCTTTCTTGGCTACGTCCCGCTAACGGGGCACCCGAACGGCTGGGTCAACGTCGAGAAAGGCTCGAACGGCCCCGGACTAGTCGGCAGCGAGCAGACCCTGGGCCTGTTTGTCTTCCGCCAGCTCGGAGGCGTTCTCCGAGCCAATCTGCGAACCAAGCAACCTTCTAAGGAGCAATGACAATGCCGCAATTCATCTTGTACGCCGACCAACCCCAAACCCGCCGCGCCGACGGTGTGAACACTCTCGTAGTGGTCGCCGCTGACCCTGCATCCGCCCCGGCAGCGGCCCGCGCGCTCGTGCGTGGTGTTGCTCCGGACGCCTTCAATGACTTCCGAACCGTAGCCCTGGGCGCCGGAACCGAATTTGTTGTCGAGGGCTCGCCGCTTGTTGGTCGCCCGGACAACGCTGAAGGCTTCCCCACCCTTGGCCGTGGTGGCCAGCGGACGCTGACGCCTGCATAACCGAACTCCTGTGGCACCCCTTGCCCGGAACCGAAAGGAACCGGGCTTTTTACCTTTAGGCGGTGCGTTCAGACGGTCCGTCATGCCAGTGACTACCGGCCTCCCTGAGCAGACCAGCAGTAGCCAGTAACTGCGACTTACTGGTCCGCTTCTGGCAGCGCGAAGGTTCCGCGCCCGACACAGGCGATGGTGTGGCCGCTACGGCGGGCGGTGTCGATGGTCGAGCGTGCCCTCTTCTGGTCCATACCCAGCATCTCGGCCAGCTCGGCGACGGTACGCGGACCGCTGGCGAGCGCTGCCAGGAGTTCATCGACGCGGGCCTTGAGTCCGGCGGGCTGGGCCTTGGCCTGGGCGGTGGCTGCGCCCTCTACGGGCTCCTCGGCAGTGCTAGGCGCAGTGGGGGCGGGAGCTGCCCCCACTGCGCCTGGGGTGACGGGCTCCTGCACGCTTTCGGCCGGCTCCGGCGCAACCTCGGCGGGATCTTCCTGGGCAGCCTCTTCGAGTTGGACGAGCTGCGGCTCAATCAAGGCCCAGACCTGCTGCATGCCCTTGGCGCGTTTCAGGAATTGCTTGGTGTTCTTGCCGGTGACGCTGTTGTAGTAGGTCAGCAGGTCGGCGGTGGAGACCTTATTCAGGTCGGCAAAGCAGATGATGTTGGCGTCAGCGATGCGGATCATGGCCATTCTCCTTTTCTGGTAGACCGATCGTGCGGTCGGTTAGAAGAATCCTGTCCAGCTTGCTGAAGACCGACAATAGCTGGAGAAGGGTTTGCCGGCAAATTGCCATGTCCGGCGCACGAGGGTAGCGGTAAAGTAGCCATGACCTGAGCGGCAACCGCCCAGACGGAATATTCAGAGAAGGGACAATCAAATGAAAAGAATAGGGATTCTGCTTGGCGTATTCGCAGTGCTCGTTGTTGTGGGATCGGCTTTGAATGGCGGGAAATCTGGGCAGACGAGACAACAACCTGTTGTTGCGATAACATCCGAAAAAGCCAAGGAAACGCCATTGACGCCGGCCGAAAACAAAGCCCGGCAGGAGAAGTGGTTTGGTGCCGCGACGATCATTGCGGCTCAGAAGGCGGTTCGTGCCGAGGTCAAAGACCCAGACTCTGTGCAATTCAAAGACGTTTTCTCCAACTACACCGAAGCATATGACGTCGTGGCTTGTGGCTATGTCAATGCCAAAAATAGCTTTGGTGCTTATACCGGCTACAAGGCATTTGTATCGAGTGGCAAGAGCGTCATCCTGGAAGGCAGGGATGAAATCAAAACTGCGTGGGCGAGCGCATGCGGCCAATAGACGGCTCTACAGACACTGCGAACCGTGCGAGTCCCCGCCCTTAACCTATATCTGCCGGGCGCTCGCAGGAACTAGAGGTTCCCAGTGATCAATAGCTCAACTAATCGCTTGCATCGTCCCTTGAATATTTGTATCAGTATCTGTTGATAACATGATGTTTTTTTTTGCATGCAATGGAGCTGCCTAGGTCAATGGATTATCTAAACATACAAACGTACGAAGAGCTGTTAGTCAGGGAAGGCTTTCATCCTGACCTTGACTTCTACCCAAAGGGCGAGCGCCGCTTTGGCGATGTGCTAGGACCGTACCGATTTGTAAAAAAGATCCTGTGTGGTATCTCCAGCTGCCACACGCCCCACTTGCACGGCTATCTGATCACCACGAGTGACGGCTTCGAAACGGCCATTGGAGGCGACTGCGGCGCTCGCCATTTCGGCGTGCGGTTCACCAAAGAGCGGAGGCGCGTCGAGTCCGCGATGAGGCGCGACCAACGGATTAAGGCGATTCAAAACCTGATCCTTACTCTTCCGGACATGATTACTACGATACGCCAACTCGAAAACGACTATCGCACCCTACAAGACCTCAAAATGCGTCTGATGGGCGCTACCACACCGAACTTCGTGAAGCAGCTCAAGGAGCGAGCCGAACGCGACGGGGCCACGATAACTCGAAGTGAGCCGATGACGAAGGACGAAGCAGCCGCTTACTTTGCTACTAGCAACAAGCAGAATCGGACAAAACAGGATTGGCCACAGAAGGAGGTCTTTGTCGCGAAGCTGGACGGGCTTTCTTTTTTCAAGGTGCAGTTCAAGGATTTGCTCGTGACAAACCTGCTCGAGCCGCTGAATCGTTTGAGCCAAACCAGGGCAGAAGAGATCGAGGAAATGGGGCCAAAGGAACTCGCTCGAACGGCCAAATGGGTAGGCAACGTCCCTCGCGAAATCGCTAATGCACAAAGCGCGATCGATGCAGGAAAGAGGTTCTTCGCAGCTGATAACATCAGCAAGCTCGTCCATCTAGGGGCTGACAACTCAGCGCTCGCGCCGATGATATTGGACCTGCGCGGGCAGTCAGATTCGTCAATTCGCCCCGTTGTCGCATGACATTCGGTCCCCGGGAAACTTAGGGAGAAGTTTAGATGAATTCTAGTGGTTTCGATTCGATTGTGGTGGACACCTCGATTTTTATCAGTAATGGCCTTCGACTTGAGCGCGGACTGTTAGGGAAGCTATCGCAGTTTCAGCGCAGCCCGGTTGATCTGATACTGCCGGACGTCATCAGGAGCGAACTACAAAAGCATCTGGAGTCTAAAACAAAAGAAGTCAAGCTTAAGCTAGAGAGAGCGTTGAACGATGCAAGCGATCACTTGGCTAGCGAAGGAAATGCATCGGATGAGCACAGCGTTGCTGTCGCCGACATTCCGGCCTTTGTAGAAGGACGCATACGAGATTTTTGTAATCGGATCGGTGCAGTTCCCTTCGAGTGCGGGGTTCACGTATCGGTAACCGAAGTTCTTTCTCGATATTTTTTGAGCGAAGCTCCTTTCGCTGAAACTGGGAGTAAAAAAGCGGAGTTTCCCGATGCGATTGTACTGATGGCGATCCACAACTGGGCAGAAAAGGAAAACCGCGACGTACTGCTCGTTTCAAATGATAAAGGCTGGGAAAACTACTGCGCCTCGGCGAGCCGGTTGACATGCGTGGCCGACCTTTCCGAAGCGCTAGTCCTTTTCAACGAGACCAATGCGGTATATGAGTTTGTAGCTAGGCTTGAGAGCGAGCTGGACGCGGGTCGCGCTGTTTCGTTTACACGCCAGGTGGAGGAGGGACTTTCTCGAGCCTTAGACGGGATCACCCCAGAACAAGAAGCAGATTCTTACCTATATTGGGAACCAGATGGCTGCAGCGCTACATTCCAAAACTTCGCTTTGGTCGAAAATAAATTTTCTATAATCGACCAATACGAAGATTGGGTAGCGCTGTCTACCGTCGCAACCATCGGGATTGAAGCGGAAGGAGATTTTTCATTATCGGTTCACGATTCTATCGATGGAGATTATGTCCCGATGGGAGGAGTCACCGCCTCGGCAGAGGCCGTTTTCGAATCGGAAATATTGATTACTGTATCTGGTGACATATTTGGATCGATTGACCAGCTGGAAGTGATCGACGTTGAAGTTCTTGATCCAATTACAAGCGTTGACTTCGGAACGATAGAACCTGATTTCGGGAACGACTATCACGACTAA